TGGGACACTGGCGGAAATCCAGAGGCTGGGCGTCTTATTGCGCTGGCCAAAACGCACATTGAAGACGGCGCTATGTGGGGCGTCAAAGCTGTGACGAAACCGCCCTATGAAGGGTAATTTCGCCGCCTGCCTCGCCTTCGATGAGCGTAAAGACATCGAAGGCGGCAACGACGACGACCCGCAGGACCACGGCGGCCGGACGTCGCGCGGCATCACGCAGACCGAATACAACGCGTGGCAGTTTTTACACCAGGCGCCTGAAGGTGATGTCTGGAAGGCGCCTCAAGCAACGATCGACGCTATCTACGAACACAGTTATTGGCAGCCGTACTGTGACATGCTCCCGAAAGGCGTCGATTTGATGTATTTCGATACCGCGGTGAATGAGGGTGCCCGCAAAGCTGTGTTATTTTTACAACGCGGTTTACAAATCAACGATGACGGGCATTTTGGCATTGTCACGGCGGCATCTGTACGTAAAGCTGGCCAAGACCCGGCATTCGCCAAAGCTTTGATCAAGCAGATGGCGGATCAACGCCGGGCCGACTACCGGCGCAATCGGCAGTTTCGCCGTTATGGCAAAGGCTGGCTGGGGCGGGTGAGCAAGTGTGAGACGGCTGCCTTGGGGATGGTGGCATGAGCTTTGATCCTAAGTTTACGTTCTGGCTTGGCTTCTTTGTGACCTGTGCCATTGGTGTTAGCACTGGCACAGTGCACCTGACCGACATCGTTCCTGCCGATTACATCAAGTCGGTTACAGCTTACATCGGGCTGTTCTCGTTTGTCGGCAGCACCTTGCTGACGGCGATGTCAGGGATGTCGTCAGCCAAGTCCGGCCCTCTCGCTCCCGCACCGACGATTGCGCAGGCTCAACAAGTGATGAAGCAGGCGCAGGAGTCCGGAAAATGAATGTGTTCAAGTTGAGTGCTGCTGCCGCATTCGCGGCGGCTGTGGCGTCGTGTTCGTTTGCATACGGCGCCGATCTACCTAAGCCGATCACGAAGGCGGCACCGTTTACGCCAGTAGCAGCGTACACGGGTTTTTACATCTTCGGCGAGGCCGGCACGGGGTTTAGCAAGCAGCGTAGCGAGCTGACCCTGAATGGCCTTGATGTCACGGCGGCCGCGGGGTTCGACAATCAGAAGCTCTTTTCAACTGGAGCGCTGGTTGGTGTCGGTCTTGGCTATGGTACGACGTTGCCGATCGGAACCGGCGGGCTTGAGCTTTCGGCCGACTACCTGCTCAGCCGCAGCTCTACCGGGTGCCAGGCGGGTGTGGGCTGCCTGGGGTACATGAAGAACGCGCTTCGCTTCGAGGAGGGCGTCTATTGGTCGCCATTCCCCAAGCCGTTGTCCTGGACCGGGTGGCAGTGGACTACGAATATGGGCATCTCGGCGACTGCAGACATCGTCGAGCGGTCGCTCAACGCCTGTTTACTTGACAGCACCGGCGCCAGTTTCTGTGATACCAAGTGGCTTGTCGGATTCGCGCCTGGCGCACTGCTGCAGCTGCCGGTGGGTCCCACGGGATCAATTCGGCTCAAGTACAGTTATACGTTCTACAACCAGGCGGTCACGCACAAAGACAGCGTGCTGTTCCCGCTTGCCGGGGTCCAGAATGCTCTTAAGTTGGACCATGAGCAGGTTATCAAGCTGGGTTACGAGAGCCATTTCAGCTTCTAGGGGGTTGCCTGGCACCTTTGGCGTGTGTATAACTTGGAACGCCCGTACATGGGCGTTTCCTCCCTGACTTGTGGCGGGGCGGTCCAGTTGGACTGCCCTTCTTTTTTGGAGGTAGCCCGATGGACTGGATTCCGCTGATCGCAGCTGTAGTTGCAGGGGTTTTGCCTATTATCGGGACGATCTTGATTGCGGCAAATCAGGTGTCGAACAGGATGGCGCAGGCGATTGTGAGAATCGAGACCGTGGGCACGCTTCAGGCTTCAGAGATCAAGGAAATCAAGGCTTCAGTCGAAAAGCTTGAGGGTGTGGTTGCGACTGTGGCAGTGCAGAAAGCTGAGTTGCAGTCGCTTCGTGACGAGATCAAGAATAACACCAAGCGCACGGATGACACTTTCACCCGTATATTCACGATTCTTGACAAGCCGCGGGCGGCATAGGTATTTTACACTTGCGCGTCGCCCACGTTACGGGCGCTCGATTGGCGGCCGTTAGTCGCCACAGGAAAATCTGACATGGCAAGAGCACCGCAGCGCGGCGTCGCTAGGGCGTCCGCGGAGGATGATTTTTATGGCGAAGACCAAGGCCAAGATGAAGGTCAAGCCGGAGACGAAGGGTTCGAAGGCGAGGGCGACAGAGGGCGGGACGAAGGCTCCCGCGCATCCGGCAGTTCCGCCGACGACACTGGCGAGGAACAAGAGACTGGGGAGCGCGAAGCTCTAGACGACGAGTTTGACGACTTTCTTGACCCGGAGCCGCGCAGTCGCGGTCAGAACCGCCACCAGCGACTCGCCAACGAGAATACCGCGCTCGCCAATCGGGTTGCCGAGTTGGAGCGCACACTTAGCCAGGGGCAGCAGCATAGACCGCAAGCTGGGCCCCAGGAGGAGAGTGAACAGGATTTCGAGACGCGGATTGCACAGCTCGACGGTGTGCAGCAGCTCGCTGAGCGGCACAAGCGGTTTGAGCGGCGATTTGAGCGTCAGAATTTGGTCTCGCAGGTCAACGCGGCAGAAAATGCCGATCGGACGGCCTACGAACTGAAGTCTCGGACTGACCAGCGATACGCACGCTGGCGGGATCGAGTCGAGACCGAGCGAGTGCGTCTGTTGCAGGCCGGCCAGATCGTTTCCAGGGAGAATATCCTGGCGTTCTTGTTGGGTCAGCGCCTGCTGAACGGCGACGGCAAGGCTCTCAGTAAGGCGCGCGCGGGAGCACGAGAGCGGATGGAGCGGCAGACGACCAGGCCAGTACGAGGAGGCAGTGACGTGCCCTCCGATCGTGGTCGTCGTGGGCAGCTCACAGAAGCACAGGCCCGGGCGCGCCGCCTTGAAGGGGTACAAATCTAGGTCGGACACTCTGACCTAACGAGCAGGAGCGTGATGTCATGGCGACCAACCCGGCTGCATCATTCGTTGCCGATATTGAAGGTTATTTGGCTGACGAAACTTTGCCTTTGGCTCGCCGCCAGCTCGTTGTTTATCAGTTTGGTGATCCGCTTACCCTGCCTAAAGGACGCGGCACGGCCTACACCGCGACTCGTTACAATCGTGTCCCGCTTCCTTCTGCACCGCTGTCTGAGGGCGTGCCGCCCATTGGGCAGTTCATGACCATCTCGCAGGTCTCCGCCACCGCGCAGCAGTGGGGTGATAAGATCACGATTACCGACGTCGGCGAGCTGACGATCAAGCACCCGCTGTTCCAGAAGGCCAAAGAGCTTTTGGGCCTGCAGATCGCCGAGACTTTCGAAAGAAACACCTTCAACAATCTCCTTGCTGGGCCACAAATCAACTACGTGAACACGCGCGGTTCACGCGGTGCCTTGCTCGCCGGTGATGTGCTCAACCCTCACGAGGTGGTGCGCGCAACGGCAATTCTCGAGACTCTTGGTGCGCCGCGGTTCAACGGCGACGAGATGACGGACACGAAGCTGGAGGCGGATGCCGGCGGCGCCAGGGCTTCGAGCAATCCGCGGGCTATGCCCCACTATACAGCGGTTTGCCACACCCTGGTTGTCGCCGACATGCGCGAGAATCCGGTCATCAATCAGGCCTGGACGTTCTCGGACATCAACCGGCTCTACAATTACGAGCTTGGCGAGTGGGCCGGAATCCGGTTCACCCGGTCGAATCTGACTCCCACTTTCACCGGCGTGACCGCGCTCGTGGCTACCGCGGGCGGCGGCGGTAGTTTGGCTGCAGCCACCTACTCGGTGCAGGTGACCGCGTCGGACACGCAGAATCAGTACGAGTCTCGCATCTACGGTGTGCAGACCGGTCTTGTGGTCGGCGCCAACGGTACCATCAACGTGCCGCTGCCGGCACTGCCCGGGTTCACATTCAGCGTTTACATCAACGCTTCGAATTCGAGCCCGCCGTTTAATCTCGGTGTGAGTGCGCAGGGTCCGTCGGTTGGTCCGTTCGCCGGCCAGGCGACACAGCTCGCGCCCAGCCAGACCGTTGTGATTTCGGCTGTCGGCATTCCGCAGGTTCCGCCTGCAGCTCCTGCCAACGGCATCACGGTCTACCCGACTTTCATTTTCGGCCGCGGCGCTTACGGCCAGGTGAAGCTCGATGATGTCAGGTTTACCTATCTCAAGGACGCCGACAAGTCGGACCCTCTCAACCAGCTGCGCGTGGTTGGTTGGAAGGCCTTCTATGGAACACTGCTCGAAAATGTGCAGTTTTTCATGCGGATCGAGTCAACGTCCGCGTTCTCCGTAACATTCGGCTAACAGCCCGCCTGGCGGGTAGGAGACAGTACGATGCCTTTCCGGATTCGCTACACGATGAGCGTGGATTTTGTCGGCGCCGGCGCCGGTCCGATGGAAGCCCTTGGCAACACTGCTGGACAGATGCTGCCCGGCGGCGGCGCTACGGGGCAGTCGAAGACGTTCACCACCAATCCGGCGACCATCCCGGTGGCGCTGGGGGCGTCCGGTACCTTCCCGGCCAACACCTTGACGTCTGGCGACGTCACGAACCTCACCAACGCGATGGCGGCGGACATGGCGGCACAGTTCAATGCCGCTTTGCCGACTATCAACCTCTGGCCGACAGGACAGCCCTAAATGGCGACAGGTACTGCAGCGACCAACGCCGCGCTTACGGCGCTCTCGCAGCCGGGGTCATATCAGACCCCGGACGGGATCAACGTGTCTGTGGCACGCGCAGACGCCGACGTCGCGACCATTCAGCAGCTCATCAAGGACGATCTCAACCCGGCGCAGCCGATCAACTACGCGCTCGGCGGATGGTCGCGCCAAGGGCAGTTGTTCATCCCTAACCGCGGCTGGCTCAAGTGCTATCCGGGCGACATCGTGTGCGTCGATGGCACGGGGTGGCCGATTCTTCTCTCTCGCCGGGCGGCCGCGTCAGCCGCGGCCTGGACACTGACAGGATCACCGTAAATGGGCGTCATGGACAACGGCAAACCGCCTCGCGTCGAGCGTCGTAATAAGGTTGATGTGGCACCGCAACGTGATGATCCGCGGCGGTTCGAGAATCTTTTGAGCGAGGATGAGATCGAGGCCTTGCGTGCGAAGGCGCGCGAGGAGGCTCGCCAGGAGGTCAAGGATCGACAGTCGCAGGCTCTTTACCGGCAGTTTCTCGATGAGGAACGAATTGAGGTAGAGCCGAAACTGGCGAAGGTGCCGATCACGCTCCAGCTCGCTCCGCATGCACAGTACATCATGCTGGATGGTGTTCAGTACCACACCAACGAGCAGTATTTCGTCACGGCCAACGTGGCGGCAGTGCTGATCGAGCAGGCTAATCGTGGGTGGGCCCACGAGATGGAGACACAGGTTCATGATCCGAAGCGGCCACGTCGCGCTCTACCTCCGGCCGGCTACGGGTTCATGAACTTTTTCGATAACCGATCACCGCGAAATCTGGTGACAGACAGTGCGGGAGTTGTCGGACACGTCAATGCGCTACACGCAACAATGCACGGATAGTCGAGGGAACATGGACACTACGGTAGTCACTCCGGCAATCGAAATTCACATCGTTTTTGCTCCGGATGGCGGTCGCGCTTTCGAGATGCGCTTTGCTCCGTTGCCGCTTAATGTCACGTCGACCGAACTTAACGAAACACTCGATCGCGTGCTTGGCGCTGTTGAGCGGCAGCGTGCCAAATACGAGCTGCAGGAGGAAGAATTGAAGCTTCTGGAGCAGGTCGAGCGGATCAAAAAGTACGAGGGCATGGACGTTACGCTGCTTGAAAATGCCAAAGAGACGTGGATGGCTGAAGGGCGGAAAGGTACTTGGACGCCCGCCAACTTGCCGTCGTCGTGGAAGCAACAGCGTGAAAACACGCAGGTCACGTTGCAGCGGGACCGTGCCGATGCTCAACTACGGGAACAGCGGATCAAGCGTCTGCGCAACGTGGTGAACGGTCATGCCGCTGACAGCAGCCCAAATAGTCACGCTGGCCACGCAAATCTCTAAGACACCAGGGATGGTGTCGCAGGCGGGGCAACGTCTCAACGTTATCCTGCAGGAGCTGGCACAGACGTACGACCTCGATGATGCGCGGGGCGTGTTCAATTTCACGTTCAACGTGCAGCAGGCGCCTGGGTTCGGCTTGAACTCCGGGCCCTACCTGCTGCCGGCGGACTATCTGCGTACGGAAGCTGGCCGACAGTTCTATACGGTTGCCTTTCAGCCCTACGAGCTGACTCGAATCGAGCAGCAGGACTACGACTTGCTGACGCAGCAGCCGGGTTTCAACGACTTTCCGCGCAATTTCACCGTCGACATGTCTCAGTCTCCGCCAGTTGAGTTTGTCTGGCCGCCGCCGTCGATCTCGACGTCAGTGCTGGTGCGTTATTTCCGGCAGATGCCCGACATTACGACGCCGGAGAGCAGCGCGACAGTGCCTTGGTTCCGCAATCAGCAGTATTTGATCACGCGCCTTGCCGGCGAGATGATGGCGCTTGCGGATGACGACCGCGCGGACAAGTTCTTGACCGACAAGGAGGAGATCAATCCGCAGGGGGCGGGAGTGATTCTGCGTCGGTTTTTGAACATGAAAGACGACCCCGAAGGCCGTGCCAAAGTGGTGACATTGGACCGTCGTCGATTTGGGATAAGTCGGTGGGATCGCCTGCCCTCAACGAAGAACATAGGTTGGCCATGAGAAAAATCGCATTGCTGCTCGCTGCTTTGCTGT